CTATCGTCCCCGCTGTTTGCAGCCGGGCGTCGCGGCTTCCTGTTCGAATGCGTCCGCTTGCCCTTCATAGGCGCTCGCCATGGCGGCCAGGCGAGCTGCGCCCTCGCTGTCCCGGGCCGTGTCGGCCCAGCGGCGGCACATCAGCGCCTTGACGCGCAGGGCCTGAGCCTGCCGAACTCTGTCGTGGTCCATGGCGGCGCTCCAACACACCAGATCACCCTGCAGCTTGCGGCCGTCAGAGACGAAAGCGCTTCGATCGCGGGAGTGATCACGCGAGCCCGAACAGCTTGAGACAGATTACTGTCCAAGCAGGCTTTTGGATGCACAGGCCGAAATCAAAAACGCCTCGATCTGCCGTGACGCAGCTGTTCGTCGTCTTTGACGTCACCTTACTATTTGATCGGCAAAGTGCTACGGCATGTTATTGGCAGCGTTAATGGCAGGAGCCAGAAACGACAGGCCGCGAATATTAAGCATGTTTCCTGGCTGGAACTCCGAAGAGTACCGTATCGCTATAAATCCTACGCGGCGAAGGGGCTGCCAGTCGCTCAAGCGAATAGGTCCCGCGCTTGCGGCTTGGAGATCGTCGATATCAGATGAATGAGGGCGCTCGAGCACTCGGAATGATAGTCAACGATTGCCGTGTCGGACAGTTGGGCAATGCGTCGACTTGTGAAACGAACAATCACATGGCACTAGCGGGTGTTAGGCGGGATTAAGTGGGATTAGGCGGGATCAGCCGGAAAGGCGCGGCTGTCTAAAGGCTTAGGCGGCCCCGGGTGGCCAGGAGGCCAGAAGTCCCGAAAGCCAGAGCGAACAATCAAATGGCACCGGGAGGCGGCCGCGGCGCCACGAAACCGGCCAAAGGCGCCCAAAAGGCCGGATCTCGGCGTCCGAACTGTTACGTTTTGGTCCCAACCGAGCCGGCAGCGTAACAGTTCCGAAAAGTGACGCAGAATCAAGGCGATGGCGCATGAGCGGCTGCCAGCGCGCGCGACGTTAACTGTTACGGCGGTCGGCCGTCTTCAACCGCTCTTCAAGCTCGGCCCGTACAGCGCGCCGCCCGGAAACTTCACCGGTTCCGGAATACCCACGTCCTGCGGCGCCGGCCGCTGGCCGCACTTTTTGCAGACCAGGCGCTTGTGGAGCTGGTCGAGACGATCACCGTTGAGAACGCCGCGAAGCAGCCGCCACGGGACATGATGGGTGACCCTGCAGGTCGTGCATCTGACCTCGAGGCGCTCGTGCCCGGCG